TTGGATTGTTGGAAAACCCAACCGTAACAGCAGTAAATCTTATGGATAAGGTTGAATTTATAGGAACGCAAGCTGCGAGACGATTGATAATCAAACAACAGACGACTAGTGTATTAACAAGTAAATTCAAAATTGTGCTTAGTAATATTAACCAAATCGTGACAGACAAGGCAGTGGTTGTTACCAATTTAGGATTGGTCAAAAAGGTAATATATGGTATATCAATTGCTGGTGTTAAAGCAGTTACGGGTGCTAGTGTCGATAGTATGGCATTGTTAGTTCCAACTGATATACCTAGTGCGATAACAACTGCTCAAGCGGGTGCTATTGCAGAAGCAATTAAAACGATAACGCTACCATTGACTTATGCAATAATGGATGGGATAAAGCCATCTGAAAATAAAGACAAAAAGGGGGGTAGAAAGAAAGGGCGAAGAACCAAGAAAAGGAAGGTAATGAAGGGTGGACTAGGAGATATTGCATATGTCATTGAAAACGAGGTAGAACAACTTAAAGCATTTAAGGAAGCTGTAGGTATAGATATGAACAGTACTTTACAAACAATAAAGGATTCTGGTATGAAGGGGGGGTATTGGATAATAGATGTTGTTAATAATAATGGTGAACAAGGTATTTTACTAGGTTTTCAAGAAGAAATAGATTTTGGTGTTGAAGAAAGAATACAGTATTTCCTGTCTACACTTGGTCAAAGCGGAGGTAGAAAGAAGAAGAAGACCAGAAAGGGAAAGGGAAAGAAAAGTAAGAAAAACAAGACCAAAAAAGGTAAGAAGAGAAAGAAGAAAGGTAAGAAGAAAACAAAAAAAAAGCGTCGATAAATATAATATCAAATATACTATACTTATCTTATAAAAGTTCACAGAAAAAATAAAGAAAAAAAGGCACCCTTAGAACAGATCGAAATTTTTCTAAGGGTGCCTTTTTTTGGAGACTTTTATCCAAATCCGGGGGTTTTCAATAATTTCAATATTCAACCATTACAAAGCATATATCGTCTTATTTCTGTTACGTTTTTCAATTCATCGTCTCTATTAAAGAAGTTCACAGAAAAAATAAAGAAAAAAAGGCACCCTTAGAACGATTTTTTTACTAAAAGTTTTTTAAGATTTCGTTTTGGACAATTCCAAAATTGTCCATTTTGCAATATTGAAAAAAAGTTTTGTAAAAAAATCGTTCTAAGGGTGCCTTTTTTTCTGAAACTTTTTATTTTTATGGTCACAACTGTTTGAGACGATGTATAAAATGACTTGATAAATGCTTTGGTTTTCTAACAGTGCCTTTTTTTCAGAAATCGGCGAGTTTTTCTACATAATCCGTCCAAAATTCGAAAAAAAGGCACCATTAGAACAACTTTCATGAAAAAAACTTAGAGATTTTTTCTAATTTTATATAAATGGGAGGGAAAAAAATGCAAAACTACTCCAAAACTACTCCAAAACTACTCTGTTCTAGTAAATCGTATTATTGTTTATTTTGTGACTATTCATCGTCTAATAATTCAAATTACAACAAACATCTTCGCACTAGAAAACATTTAGAAAAAAAGGAAGAAAAAGAAAAAACTACTCTAACACGAAAATCTGTGGTCTCATCAAAAAACGTCATACACTGTAAATTATGTGACTATTCTACGTCACGAAAATCCAACTGGTCACGACATATGGTCAGCGTTAAGCATCTCAAAAACGAGCAAAACGAGCAAAAAACGAGCAAACGTGACGAGGCCTTACCATCAATTGAAGAGTTCAATGAACTGTTAGACGAGTTGAAGACGCTAAAAACTGAAAAGGTGTCGAAAAACCCACCTTTTTTCAAAAAAAAAGGTGTAAATTCAAAAAAAAACGTATTTGAATCAGTAAACGACAAATTTGATATTGAAAAATTGCAGAATCAAATCAATAAAATAATTGAAAATCAGAATGAGATAAAAGAAGAGGTAAAGTCGAGTGGGACAACTATCAACAATTATAATAATATATCGATAACCGTCTTCTTAGAAAATCATTGTAATAATGCTAAGAGCGTACAAGACTTTTTAAAGAATGTTAGTTTTGAATTAAAGGACATTATAAGTAACAATTCGTTAGTAGAAGATTATTTATCTAAAAAGTTAATTAAGAATTTACAAGACCTTCCATTTACAGAACGTCCAATACATTGTACGGACAATAAACGAAAGAATTTTATGGTGAAGGATGAGGCAATTGGATGGGTCAAAGACAATGGTATGGATTCTAGTGGTTCTCTGTATAATAAAGTTAACCAATTACAAAACCAAGCATACATAGATTTTTTCAATGAATATGATAAGGCAAATCCTTTACCTCATGATACGGAAAAAGAACAAATAAAGTGTCAAATATCGAGCGACATGATATCGAGTAAAGATAAACACAACAAAAACGCAATAACAGACATCGCTAATACAATGTCTATTGTAGATGCGATGGACGTTTCATTGGCAGGTAATAAAATAAAAGATTAGTATAATGGGAACTGTGATGAGTATTATATCAAATTATAGTGTCGAAAAAAATAATAGAAATAAGGAAAATATATATAATAATAATCGTTATGATAATATATATATGGGAAATGTATTAAGTAAAATAAAGGTCAGTATGAAATCAGCATTACATAGAGTGAAAACACGGTTAAATAGAGATGAACGTGCTATGCAAATATATCAACAAATACATCAGGAAGATCATAATATAGAAATAGAACAAACCAATATAGTGTATTTATAACATTAGTTTCTTAATCATTTAAGAAGAATATATTGATTGTCGAATTATAAACATCTCTCCCTTTTTGAATTTGTAAAATTGAAGAATCTAATATATTTAATGATATTTGTAATTAAATTAATACAATGAATTATATATTAATCGACGGTAGTTATTATTGCTTTTACAGATACTATGCTATTCACGCCTGGATGCGTAATGCTCATAAGGAACTTGACTTGGGAAACCCTCTTGAAAATGAATTGTTTGTAGAAAAGTTTAAAAAAATGTTTATTTCCAAGTTAAAGGAACTCCCCAAAAAGTTGAAATTAGATAATTGCAAAATACTTGTGGGTAAAGATTGTTCAAGAAAAGACATATGGAGAAATGAATATAGCACAACATATAAGGAAACAAGGGTATACGATGATAGTTTTATGGGGGGTCCGTTCTTTAAGATGGCATATGATACATTATTTCGCGAAGCAGGGATAGAAGATAATGATATATTGTATTTAAACCATCTTGAGGCAGACGATTGTCTTGCTTTATTATCAAAACATTTAATACAGCAAAACACAGAAAATAAAGTAACTATTATAACCGGAGACATGGATTACTTACAACTTGCGCATCCTCAACTTGACTTGATAAATCTAAGATTGAAACCTTTGGCGACAAATAAAAACTCAACTGGAGATCCAAAACAAGATTTATTTATAAAGATAGTCACAGGAGATAAGTCAGACAATATAAGCGGTGTGTTTCCCAAATGTGGAAAAAAAACAGCCATTAAATATTGGAACGACAAAGAATTGTTTGAAAGTAAATTACATAGTAAAAATGAATATATAGCAAAATATAACAACAATAAGAAAATAATTGACTTTGATGAGATACCTTTAGAATTAATTATTTCCTTAAAGAATAAATATCCGCAATATTTTAATTAAAATTGATATAAATTAACTACCTTATTTTTTAATGTATAAGAAACAAAATCAATAAATCACATCAAATAATTGCGAATTAACAAATAATAATGGAATGTTCAGTATGTTATGAGAATTTAAACCTACAGAATATTGTAAATACACGATGTGATCATGTGTTCTGTAAGGACTGCTTTTGGAAGTGGGCAAGCAATAATAATACATGTCCAATGTGCCGTTCCGGAGTAGTCACAAATGTTAGTTTAAACAAAGAGGAGTCTAGTTTAAGAGCCAATATATTTGAACTAACACAGGAAGAAACAGGATTGTATGATAATATTGATTACTTGCGATTTGAGGAGAGAGAATTGGAAGAAACGGTATTTCAACTTCAGAAATTTAGAAGAGAACCTCGAAAACAGATGAAACTGTACATGAAAAAAAGAAAAAAACACTTAAATATAAAAAAAGAGCAAGCAAAAATGCAGAAATGTAATGTATTGATACAATTGGATACATATAGTAAGTATTATGATAATTGTAGGGAGGTATTGGCTCAAATAAAATGGGAAAAAGAGCATGATACCTTGAATCTGGAGTTATTAAATATGGATTTTATACCATTGGAAGAAACTAACGAAGATTCATATACTACTCCTACTGCTCGTTTAGAAGCGCAATCGCCTCCTCCTATATATAGAAATCGTTTTGGAGGAGAAATAGAATCAGATGAAGAATTTGTAACATACTCAGTTTAATTTGTAAAAAAGTTTATATTATAAATATATTTTTTATACAAAGTTAGAATTGTAATGCTTCCACCATTTTATCAAATTCATCATTTTCAATCTCGACATCACTTTCCGATGACATATTTAAATGTGGTATAGGAGTTAATGGAATTTCGGGAAGATTGGTTGAACGCTGTAAAGTAGGTAGGGATGTTTCAAATTCATCGCCTGGATTAATAGCGCTATTAAACATATTAGGGGCAGATGAGATTCGTTGCATGGTTGAAAAGGACGAATCATGTGTATCATCGAACATTGTACTTGTAATGTTGTCACTTACGGCACGAAATCCTTGGGACAATGGCGCCATATTGATATCTTGGTCTTGATTATCATCTAATTCGATTTGAAGGGACTGTCCTTCTTCAAATCCAAATTGTGAACCTGTTTGTATTGCATCGATATTTGCTCCCATAAACATACAACTAACCCCTCTTTCTTTTAATGCTTTTATTTTATCTCTAAGATCTAATGATGGTGTTTGAGACAAGTTATCTTCTCCATCAGTAAGTAGAACAAACCAAGACATTGTATCTTGTCCATGTAACTCATCTAATTTCGTGTTTAACAAGTCAACTTCTTCAATAGCACTATCGATAAGTCTAGTACATCCATAGGTATTAAACTGAATATCATCATTATTCAATGTTTTGATATCACCAAATTCATTTCTTCCCCCTACTGGAAATACCGTATATCTTGTCACAGAGAATGTAGATAGTCGAAAGTAAGTTTTTACTGAATATGATGATGTTTGTTTTATTTCATCGAGAAAGGAGTGTAATGATTTTAAGAGAGTAGGTAGTATAGAGTTCATAGACCCTGAACGGTCTACAAGAACAGTGCCGACAACAGTTGTTGGAAATTTGGTGGGTGTAGACATGATAAAGATAATTAATAAAAACATTATTTAATTTTATAGTAAAATCAATTTATAGCAACATGTAAACCTTTATGATAATGTAAATAATCATGTAAATAATCATAATCCGTACAAAAGTATTATTATTCAAGAAATCAAAATCTTCAATACGATATCCTTTGTACCAGAGTACTAATAATATAAGGAAAAGGTTATTCATAGTGTATATTTTATTTGTGTTATATTGTATTATTCTTAAAATTTGTATCAATTTATATTTAACAATTACATAAAAACAATGTTAGTTCTTTATATGTATGGAAGAATTAATAAAATATCCAGAAGAAGAACACGATTATATTATAAAAGGTGGTATAATGATGTATGATTATCAAAAAAAGTGTGGAAAAAAGCAAAAAACAGTGGAAGAATTAAGGATAAATGTTCAAGAAAGCAAAAAATTAATGCTTGAAAGAGAAAAAAACACCGAATTGGGAGAGAAAGTAGTTGAATTGAAAGGGAAAAATGAAGAAATACTAAAAAAAGTATATGAAATGGAGCGAAAAAGTATGGATGTAAGGGAACAGCATTTAAACAAAGAAATGGATATGAAAATGAAAATGTTAGATGAATATAATCAGAAAATTCAGAAGAAAGATGAACAAATCATGAGTATTCGTGATAACATTTTGAAGAAAGAAGAGATAAAATACAATTATATCAAAAAAGAATTGGAAATAGAGAGAGAAAACAGAAAAATTGAGGTAAATAGAATACAAGATTGGTTACATACAGAGAAAAACACCAATGAATATTTAAAAAAACGGTATGAAACGGACTTGGAGAAGGAGGTAAACAATAAAATTCAGTGTTATAAAGAAGAATTGGAACAATTAAAACAGAAAAACCAAGAATATTTTAATAAATACGAGAACAAAAACAAGGGAAAGATATTTGAAGAGGTGTTTTTTAATGCTTTAGAAGAATATAACGATAAGGAGGAAGGCAATAAGTGGAATATTAGTCATGTAGGAAGCAAGTATGGTGGAATGTGTGATATCATATTTCAACATAAAGATACAGGACAGACAATTTTAGTGGAATCAAAGAATAATTTACACAAAAATCCAGTGCCAACGAAGGATGTAGACAAATTTTATCGTGATGTATTGGACAAAACAAATAACGCAATAGGAGGGATTATAGTATCCACTTCGAAAATCCAAAAAAAGAGGTCATATGAACGTGAGGTGGTGCAAAATCGAATATTAATTTTTCTCTCCCATTTTTGTTTGGAAAACATAGGACAACTATTTTGTAATTTGGAATATATTATTGGAGAAAACCAAATAAACAATAATGATTTGAATAAAGAAGAAAGAAATCGTCTTTTAGTAACACAATTTAATTATTATATAGATGAAGGAAACTTTCATAAGACAAGATCGAAAAGAGCATATGATAAATCAGAAGAAATAAGGGAAATATATTATAAATTAAATCAAGAAGACATCAAACTCATCAAAAATGATGAAAAAAAGGAGAAAAAAGAGAAAAATACGAAAAAAACACAAGAAATTAAGATAAAATATGAAGAGTTGGAAGAAAACTGTAATAAAGTAAAAAAAATAAAGAATGAAAAACAAACAAAGTTTTATGTAAAGCATAAAGATGAAAATGACGAGATAATATTGCAATATTTTTCAGATAATTATAAAGTGGAGAAAAAGATTGAAAAATTGGAAATAGAAGGAAAAACAATAATAACACACAGTAAGTTAAAAAAAAAGAGAAAAGTGTTAAAAAAAGAAGAATCTATAATAAGTAATATAAAGATAAATACGATTTTTGAACAATGATAATATATGATATTCTATATATTATGATTTCAAGTAAAATTTTAGTTGATAGATCTAAACAATTGTTACAAATTCATAAACAAAAATTTAAAAATGAAAAAGGTGTAATAGATCGATATGAACGTCAAATAAACTATTATAAGGATAAATTGTATAAAAATGAATTAATAATCCAGACCAATCTAGAAAATGTAGAAAACATTATGATAGTTGCTCATGCCGATGATGAAACAATATTTGGAATGAACGAACTACATAATGGAGAAAAATGGTTATTAATTATTTGTACTAATTCAATAGATGGTAGAATTGGAGTTACACGGAAAGATATACCAGGGGTAATTCAAATGAGCAAGGATTATAATTTTAATTTAATCGTGATTCAACATTGTGATATATATGAGGAAAAAGTTATAAACACAAGGTTTGATATTACTGTATACAATTATTTGAAAAAATATTTAATGAAACAAAAATGGAAAAGGATAATAACGCATAATAAAGATGGTGAATACGGGCATACTCAACATATATTAGTTCATCGAATGGTTTCACATATCTTATACGACAATGATATAATTTACAATACATTTAAGGTATTTGATTTTAGTAATAAAGTTACAAATGATTGCTTAGAAGCGAAAGATATCCTAAATAAATATTACTTAATGGCAGGAAATAGTCTACTTGATTTAAGATGCGATAAAGTGTGTACCAGAGACGAGGTTCCACTTGAGTATGATATGAGACATGTTTTATGTATATAAGCAAAAATAATAATTATATTTGATATTTAGTAACTTAATAAAGATAGTCTGTAATCTTTCTACACAAATCGGTGGATGGTAATCTAACCATAAGAGTAGTTGCAACAAATGATTTTCGTTCGTAGTAAATATATTTAAACTTACGAAGATTTTTCACTGTAATTTCGAAATATCGTTTTTTTTTATTTGAAAATTTATATGTAAGGGTTATTATTGGTATTTCATTTGCGAATTCTTCGGATTTTTTAAGCATATTCTTGAAAAGTTTTTTTAAACTTTCTCTACAATTTTCAAGAGCAAATTCATTTTCTTGAAGAAAACGATTCGTATATAGATACAAACGTCTTGCTGATCTGATTCTATTATACAGCATGTCGCTTAATTCGTCTTCTGTTTTAAAGATTGAATAGTCGTCGGTGTTGGCATTTGTAAAAGTTAGGTGGGTTTGTAATACACCGTAGAGAAAATCGGTTAATTTTTTCATTTTGCGTTTATCATCCTCTTTAATCTGTTGTTTCGAGGGCATCGTTAAATCCATTTTTTTCAGAATCTGATATGCTTTTTTTTATTTTATAATTTATACATTTAATATTATATTCATTTATTCT